AGGGCGAGTGCGCTCGATCTCTTTCTTTATCTCGTCTTCTCGTTTAGCGGCCATTCGAGCGGAGATCCGCTCGTTCTCAAGGTCACGCTGCTGCTGCTCAAGCAATGAGGCTCTGGCTTTATTACGCTCACGGATCTGTTCGTTGGTACCCGTGAACTCACCGGCCAGACCACCAGTGAGCATGGTGAGACCCTTGAGCAACGGATTGATGCGTTGCTTGGCCTTTTTTTCGAGATCGTCTCTGATTTCTTCTGCTGATGGTGTAGCCATAGATCGTTAGCTGAGTTCGTTGAGGATGGACCGGCGGGCCATGCGACCGCCCATGCTTCGCATCGCCGCGGCGAGGATCTCCTCGGGATCGTAGTTGATATCGCGGAAGTACCGGCTCTGGATCGCATCACGATTGCGAGTCAGCACGGGGTTGACCGGAAGCTCGGGCAGCGGGGTCGTGATGACTGGCCTGCTAAACACCGATGGTCCGGGCAGGACGATCGGGTTGCGAGCGGGCGCAGGCTCTTGGAATTGGAACTCGATGGTCGGAGGCCGAGTGACGGTGACGCGCTCCTCGAACACGGGCTGCTGAGTAATGGCCTGAGTCTGCGGAGCAGGGGTGCTTTCAACAGTCTCAGGAGGAAGCGTCACCGTTGTTGCCGGACCTTGCGGCATGACGTTTGTGGTCCCACCCGGAGTAACGATCGCCCCGTCTTCGCGGATGTACGATTCTTCCCTTGGCTTAGGAGAATACGGATCCATCGTACCCTCTGTGACGTACTGATTCTTGATCGATTCTGGCAGTACGCTGACCTCGGGCTCCTCCGCGGCAACCTGCTCGTAATCGGTAGGAGGAGCAGCAGGCTCCGGTTCCGCAGGCATCACGGGTTCCTGCGGCAGCGGATTGAACGTCGCCACGCTGCTCAGGTCGGGAGTGACCGGAGCAGGAGTCGGAGTCGGAGCAAGAGTCTCCTGAGTTGGCCGATAAACATCAGTCCAACGAGTTGTGGCACCGGGAGTGTAAGTCGATGCCTCAACTTGAGGCTCCGGTGAGTAATAGCTCAGAGGATCGACCGGAGGTTGAGCGTATCCGGACGCGGTAACAGGACCGAACAGCGCCGCAATCTCTGGAGGCAGAGTGGACGGAGGAGCGGGTGATTCTCCTCCGCCGATCAACCAGTAGTTGGATCCTGTATCGGTTGCCATTGATCAGCCTCCCAGACCGAATCCCTTGTAAGCGGAACCAAGGTTCTGAATGCCTCCAGTGATTCCAGCAATCATGGACAAAGGAGAGTTGGCCTGCGAAGCCTGGAACGCATTCTGAGCGTTCTGTAGCGCGAAGCTCGAACCCATCTGCATCAACTGACCCGGACCTGCTTGCTGCATGCCCTGCATGAGCTGCGGAGCGGCGAACGGAGAAGCACCCTGCTGGAGACCTCCGAGCTGGGCGGCTTGCGAGACGATCGGCTGGAGTCCCAGGGCGGACTGGATGTTGGCGATGTTCTGCTGGCGACCGGCCTGCTGCTGCTGCTGCGCGGCCATCTGGCCGGCAAAGCTCTGCTGCATCGCGGTATTCCGTTGACCGGTGGCCGCGAGGATGTTGTTGAACGCTTCCTGAGCCTGACGATTTGCGACATCGCTCGTGGTCTGGCCGCTCTGGAGTAGGCCAAGAGCCTGCTGGCGGCGCTGCACATCCGCGTTGGCGATCGCCTCGTTGACGGCGCGGGCCTCGCGGAAAGCGGAGAGGTTGCCGAGGATGTTACCGGTGGCGGTTCCGCGAGCGCGAGCGGCCTGCTCGGCAGCGCGGATCATCGTGGGATCGAGAGTACCGGCCTGAGCGAGACCGGCAGCGATCTGGCGTTCGAGGTCGCTCCGCATCTGAGCGGCAGCGCCGGTGTCCTGCGGGGCCGTGGGCACACCCACGCGCTCGTAGGTGGGAGCAGTGGGAGAAGTCTCGGCAATCGGAGCCTTGCCGATGTCGCTCAGGAACTGGGAATAGAGACCAGGAGTTCCGGGTCTTCCATCGACAGCAGCAGTGCCATACCGCTCAGGATCAAGAGCTTGAAGCTCGGCGCGGCGCTGTTGAGCGAACTGGGTGCCATAGAGTTTTGCAGCCTCAAGCTGGGCAGCAGCCTGTTCGGGGGCGAGGTTCGCAAGAGCGCGGGCGGTCTGGGCAGTGAGATCGATATCACCAATGCCAGTGAAGTCTGCCTTTCTCTCACCAACGATTTTGCCCGAAGCATCATAGACTGGGTAGCTGACCTCAGTGCCAGCCCTAGATGCGGCCTCAATGGCTCTGAGTATGGGAAAAGTCTGTGCTTGAGCGTAAACGGCTTCCCGATTCGCCGCCGCCATGTCCGGTGCTTTATACGTTCCACCCATATCAAATCCTGTTCATCAGAAGTGTGTGATACCGATCAAAATCGTACAAACGGGAAACGCCTTTGCGGATCCCTCCCAGCTTGGTCACGCGATCGGAGCACATGGCCTTCATGCCCATCCAGAGCGTCTGCACGGCCATCGGCTTGGTAGTTGCCACCACCTCGATCCAAGCGATGTGACCATTTGGATCGTTGGCATAGAGATCCTCAGCCTCCTCAGTGGAGTTCAGGAACCGAACAGCGCCCACACCGCAGCACTCGCCATTCTCGTCTTGAACGATACCGATCTGCCGTTTCGCGTTGAAAATGCCGATCCAGTTGATGATTTGGTCATCGTTCCATGTGGAACAAGTAAGCCACTTCTCCTTCAGCAGCTTGGCCGCGGCTAGGATTGTGGGATGCGGGGTCATTGCTGGGGACGAATGGAATCGACGAATCCGGACAGGATCGTGGACTGGAGGCTCATGCGGCTTCCGCTGGTCGTGTTGATCTTGAACTGGATGTTGTTCCAACGCCCTCGGCTGATGAGGTTGTAAGCCGCCAGGAACTTCTGGGTGCTCGGGATGCTGATCGCAGGATCGATCGAGGTGAACGTCCCGCTCATATTCGTGGCGTAGGACAGAGAGGCACCGATGCTCGAAGTGTACGGGTTATCGAGCGCAATCTGAATGCTGTAGCCGATCTTGTCCGGGATCGGTTCCCCGAGATTGTACGCCTTGGTGGTGACCGAGGACTGATACGCGCTACCACCATCGAGGTAGGCCGACTGCTGCACGGGGCTTAGGCGGGTGTTGGGCAGGTAGTCGTTGAACGACCAGACTTGGCCCGCACCTTCACTGAGCGAGATGATGTCGCCGGCGAACATGAGCACTGGGCCGAAGTTCGAGAAGGCGGTGGGGATGAAGTCGTTGACCTGCCAGTTGTCCCAGTAGCCTAGCCACGAGCGGGCCAGCGAGTGGTAGACGATGACCGCATTGTTCTGGTTGAAGGCACCTTCCAGTTCCATGGAAGCACCCGACTCAAGCAGAAGCGCGTACTCGCTTTCGAGACCGATTGAGAACGGCCCATCAGTGACGAACGGAACGGCCAAGAGGTAGCGGTTGTTCCAGAACACGCCGTCGCAGTATTCCAGCTTGGTCTTGTCGATGCGGCTGATCAGGTCGTTGATCGGACTGCTGAGAGCGAGGCCGACGCTGGTCTGGGTACCCGCTTGGATCTGAGCCATCGAGCGGATGCCGTCTCGGGACAGGAAGAAGACATCGGCACCGACAGCGGTGATCGAGCGATGCGAGGAGCAACCGATGTTGCCCGAGACGAGTGTGATGACCCAATCGGCGGGATCCTGCGTAGGATCGGCATCCACGCTCCAGATCGAGCGTTCCTTGAAGACGAGGAGCTTGTACCCGAACCACGAGTAGAGGCCGCGGATCGGATCGCCGTCGCCACCGACACGGATGGAACCGAGCGGATCCCACGACTCGCCATCGAGCAGATCCGAGAAGTAGAGGGTATCGGGCTGGATGCTGGTATCCGCGGACACGGCCCACAGGCGGTTCGTGTGCGTCGTGAGATAGAGCGGCTTGGCGGGCGCAGCGAGCGAGACGAAAGCGACCGCATGAGCGCCACCGCCACCAGAGATGCTGACGCTTGGAGCCGTGACGTAACCGCTTCCGGGATTGTCGATGCGGATGGACAGGACGTTGCCATCCAGACCGCAGATGGCCGTAGCCGTAGCCGTGACACCGCTGGGCGGAGCCGAGATTGTCACCGCAGGAACCGTCGACAGATTTGACCCCTGATTGATCACATCGATGCGGCTGATCTTGCCGGCAGTGATCGCGGAGTTGGTGTTGGTGCTCGTGACATAACGCAGCGCGGTATACCCGTCCGCGTAGAACAGCTTGTCGTTGAGCTGCGCGAAGTAGACGAACTGCGAAGCATCGTTGATCGTCGAGCTTGCGATCGCGTTGTACGAGACTCCGGGTGAACCGTAGTAGAGGCTCTTGGCACCGGTGTTCCGATTGAGAACCGCGATGACTAGGCGCTCGGACGCGGCGGTGTCGAAGTAGAAGCCAGAGAAGACCTGCGAGTTGGTGGGCAGGTTACTGGCGAA